CGGAGGAACCGCGCCGACGCTTACGACTACCGCCAGTGCCCGAGATTGCTTGGTGTACTCAGTTCAGTCCACGACTGCAATCACGGCTACTCTGATTACCAACCTGGGCTAATCATGGGAGTACCTGGAAGCGTCAATAACCTGCTTGCTGCTGGCGGAACACCGCAGTACAAGATCGAACGTTCGCTGAAATTCAACGGCAGTATTCAAAATAAGTTGGAGGTTGCACCATGAGCATTCCAGGAAGTGCTATTGCATTATTGTTAGCGTCAACTGCCAAGCCAATTACTGTTGACTACCTAGTTGTTGCAGGTGGTGGTGGCGGAGGTGGTCATGCTTGCGGAGGTGGCGGCGGTGCAGGTGGTTATAGAGAACTGACGTCTCAATCTTTAACTACAGGAACCACATATACAGTTACAGTTGGTGGTGGTGGCGCTGGTGGTACAACAGCTGGTTCTCCAGCAGATGCCACAAAAGGTTCTGATTCAGAATTTAACTCCACCATTGCTGCAGGCGGCGGTTTTGGCAGCGGTGGAAATCCAGGAGCTACTGCCGGCAGTGGCGGATCCGGCGGTGGTGGCGGTGGCGTTAAAACAACCTCTGGCACAGGAAATACTCCCAATACTTCCCCTGCACAAGGAACAAATGGTGGCTCTGGCAATTCAGGCAATAAATGGGGTGCCGGCGGTGGCGGCGCAAGCTCTGGAGGTGTGAGCGCAGGTTCTCAAGGAGGTGCTGGTGGAGCAGGCACAGCTTCTTCTATCACGGGATCCTCTGTAACACGAGCAGGTGGCGGCGGCGGTGGTGTTCATACCACTGCTTCTGCAGGTTCAGGAGGAACTGGCGGCGGCGGCGCTGGCGGAGCCTTTTCGAGCACGTCTACCAGAAATGGAACGGCTGGCACTGCTAACACAGGCGGCGGCGGCGGCGGCGCTGGGGGGCAAGATGGCGTTATTCCTGCTGCAGGTGGTGCCGGTGGTTCTGGGATTGTAATCATCCGTTATGCAGATACTTATGCCGCAGCAACCACCACAGGCAGTCCGACGATTACCGTCACAGGTGGTTATCGTATCTATACATTTACTTCATCTGGGAGCATTATTTTCTAATGGCACACTTCGCACGGGTAAACAAAAACTGGATTGTAGAACAAGTTATTGTGGTAAATAACGATGTCTTAAAAAACAATTTAGGAGTTGAATGCGACTGGCTTGGTGAACAATTTTGCCAAAGCCTTTACGGTGAGCACACCAAGTGGATTCAAACCAGTTACAATGGACGCATTTATAAAAATTATGCAGGCGTTGGATATAGTTTTGATCCATGCCGCAACGCTTTTGTTCCGCCAAAACCTTATGCGTCTTGGGTTTTAAATGAGGATACCTGTCGCTGGGACTCGCCTGTACCTTATCCAACTGACGGTAAAATTTATGTGTGGGATGAAGGAACTACAAGTTGGGTATTAGCACCTGAGCTGTGTGAGTAGTGAACAAGCCTAGCCACCCTGCCTAAACTTCAACTAACGCCTTAGACCCATGTTTATTCTTAACGGCAAGCCACTTTCACCGGACGTAGCGTTCACCACGGCGGACGGAACGCAGTACCCCAGTAACTGGCTCAGGCTTGCCACGCCTGAAGAACGTGCCGCCATTGGCATCACCGAGGTGGCTGACCCCGAGCCGTATGACCAGCGTTTTTACTGGGAACCAGGCTTGCCCAAGGACCACGCTCAGCTGGTCGAGCAGTGGACCCAACAAACCCGCACCACCGCGTTCACGTTGCTAACGCCTACCGACTGGATGGTGGTGCGCGAGGCTGACAACGGCACGGTCATGGATCCAGCCGTCAAGGAACTGCGTCAGCTCTATCGCCTGCAGACCGGCGAGAAGATCACCGCCATTGCCGCCACGGCTGATACCGCCGAGCTGGCGGCCTACGTCACCAGCCCTGAGTACAGCGCCTGGGGGCCGGAACCTGAGGGACAGGGGGTTGCGCCTGATCCTGAGCAAGAAACCTGATTCAAGTCAACGCATTCCTGGAGCGGCACAAAGACCCTGCTCACGCCCGCCGGTTCTTTCAAAAGGCTGGTCTGATTGACGAGCACAAGCAACTGGCGAAGCCGTATCGGCCTGGCAACTAATAGAACGGCTTTCACGCGATGTGGGGCCTGTCTTGTGGCGCGAAGCCAGCAGACACCTTCCACACAATCTTTCTGAACCGTGGCACTCACTACCGTTGAGGCCGGCAAGCTTGGCCGGCAGGATTCCCTCAAAGCGGGAATCGTTGACATCTTCCGCGAGGGCAAGCTCTATGCAGCTATGCCCCAGCTCACCGTTGCTGGCACCGGCATCCACTACAACCAAGAGCAGACCCTGCCTGGGATCGGCTTTCGTGGTGTGAACGAGGCCTACAGCGAGTCCACCGGGATCATCAATCCCCAATCCGAAGCGCTCAAGATCTTTGGTGGCGATGTGGACATCGACCTGGCACTTGAGGCCATGCAAGGCCCTGAAATCCGCACCGCTCAAGTGGCGATGAAGGTGAAGGCCGCTCGCCTGAAGCTGGAGAAGACCCTGATCAAGGGCGACTCCACCACCAACGTCAACGAGTTCGATGGTCTGCAGGCACGGATCCCTAGCGGTTCCTCTCAGCTGATTTTCAACGCTGACAATGGCGCAGGCCTGAGCCTTGCTGCTCTTGAAGAGCTGATCGATGCGGTAGACGAAACCGTGGGCAGCCCTGTGCTGATTATGAACCGTGCGCTGCGTCGTCGCCTTTCGGCTGCTAACCGCGTGGCTTCTGCTGTTGGAAATCTGCAGTACGGCCAGGATGCCCTGGGTCGTCAGCAGTATTCCTACAACGGTGTCCCCATCATCGATGTGGATTACGACGAGACCGGGGCTCAAATCCTGGACTTCAACGAAACCCGTGGCAGCAGCAGCGTCTGCAGCTCCGTCTACTGCGTGGCAGCTGGCGTGAATGGCGCCACCTTGATCACCAACGGTGGCATCGGGGTGCGTGACCTGGGCGAGATCGACACCAAGCCGGTGCGTCGGATCCGCGTTGAGGCCTATCTCGGCATGGCGGTGTTCCACCCTCAGGCGATTGCCCGTCTGGCTGGTGTCACCAATGCTGCGGTTGCCGCTTGATCTGTTCTTTTCCACCTCATTGAGGATTGACTAATGCCTGTTGCAACTGGAATGAGCGATCGGCGGGGTTACCTGCGCGACGCTGTGCTTCAACTGCTGTCCGTTAGCGCTGTCTCTGCCACCACCAACGGTGATGCAGTGACGTTTGATGCCTCGTCAATTGACGTTGGCAAAGTGGTTATCGCTTCTCAGGGTTACAGCTCTTACACCGCTGGCACTGCTGAGTGGACCGTAACCTTTGAGGCGAAAACCGCCTCGGGCTCCTATGTGGCGATTGAGTCGGTGGTGCTTCCCAACACTGCCAAGACCATTGAGGTGCCGTTTTCTGGCGCTGAGGTGACCCACCGTCTGGGCGGTCGTGCCACAACGGTTCGTGGCGTGCTGACCAAAACCGGCAGCCCTGGTACTGCCACTGCCGTGGCCTACATCTTCAAGTGATGTCGGCCTATCCCATCACTCTCAACCACCCGGAAACGGGGGCCACTTATCTGGCCCCTAGCCGGCTGGAGCTGATGGAAGCCTTGAGCAATGGCTGGACTTTAAGCGCTGAAGAGCGCAAAGAAGTGGTTGCCAAAACCTCAGGGCGACGCAAGGCAAGTTCGACTGAAGACTCAAAGGAAACCGCCTAAGGGGGAAAAGTGGGATCTGGCCCCTGCAGCAATGCGGGGGCTTTTTCATGGCAGGCAGCTTAAAGAGCGCGAAGCTTTTCTGCTCCAGTGGTCGAATCCTTAGCCGTTGCGGGCGTCGTTGCCATCGTCGGCACCCTTTGGAGGTTGAGCACCGAACACGCCGGAATGCGCGTGGCACTTGAGAAAGGCCTGCAACAGGTCGTGGATCAGATCAGCTCCATGCGCGTGGAGCTTAGCCGTGATGTGGAGCGGTTGGAAGAAGTTTTAGATGATCACGAAGGGCGCATTCGCAGACTGGAGAAAGGCTCTAATGAATGAGCGCAGCTTCATCATCCGCGCAGTGGTGGGCTTCTACGCCAGCGGCATTGGCCTGTTCGCTGGTGACTTGATCAACTGCGAACTCAAGCGCCCTGGCGAATGTGACAACAGTCGCGGACGCCTTGAAGGCTCAGTGACAGCTGCACCTGCTGCGCTGCTGGCCATCCTCGTCAAATCGTCTCCCGCACCATGAAAACTCTGCTGATTCGCCTTGCCAAAGCGCTGCTAAAAGCAGCGATGGACGAGGCCCTACGCCGCGCTTTGCCCAAGGTGTATGAGCGCCTCGACGCTGACCTGCCCCAGGTGCTGAGCATGAAGCCGGCGCCGATGGTGGTGGAGTCGGTGGTGGCGCAAGCCATTGCATCGGCTACTGACCATCGCGCCACCGAAACCCAGATCGAGGCGGTTCTGGGCCTCTACGACCCGCTGCGGGCAGCACTGCGCAACTTCAAGCGATGAGCAACCCAGTACGGCTATCTGATCTGTTCCGCTTCTACAAGCACGGGCTGCCGCACCAAATGGCAGCGATCACCGAGCTTCAGGAGGCGATGCTGAAGGCGGATGCCTCCCTGCTCGACAGAAGCCAACCATGGTTCCGCACATGGAGCCAAGGCGGTAAAAAGCCGGAGCCGCTCTACCTGGCTTCAGCCGAGAAGATCATCAAAGCCTGGGAAGGCTGCAGGCTGACTTCCTACAAGTGCCCTGCCGGTGTGTGGACCATTGGCTGGGGCGCAACCAACGTCAACGGCGCACCTGTGCGCGAGGGTGACAAGATCAGCCAAGATTTAGCTGATGAGCTGTTGCAGGCTGAGGTGCATCGCTATGCCGCAAGGCTGCATCAATTGATCCCAGCATCCGCTAACTACGGCGGCAATCAGCAGGCAGCATTGATCTCATGGGCCTACAACGTAGGCCTAGGCGCAGTTGAAGACAGCACCCTGCGCAAACGCATCAACGCTGGTGAGGCTGCCGCCATCGTCGTGCGCGAGGAGCTGCCGAAGTGGTGCCGCGCTGGTGAAGCGGTCCTACTTGGCCTCAAGCGCCGCCGCGCCGCTGAGGTGGCGTTGTTCACAGGCACCAGCTGGGTGCCGCAACAACCGGCACCAAAGTTCACGCCCTCCTCGCCGTTCTCCACCCTCATCACGCCCCACATCGCCTACGGCGAGCTGACGCTGAACGAGGAGCGCCGCCGGTTTACGAAACAGGCTCAATGTGACATCGCCACCGAACTCTGCACCTTCCTAGAGAACGCCCGCGCACAGTTCGGTAACAAGCCAGTGATCATCACGAGCTGTCACCGGCCACCAGCAGTCAACCAATCGGTCGGTGGCGCCCAGAACTCGGAGCACTTGTTTAAGGCGGGGTGTGGCGCCGTTGACTGGTACATCCAAGGCGTACCCGTTAAGACTGTCCAAGATTGGTGCGTCAAAAACTGGCCCTACAGCATCGGCTTGGGTGCGTCTAGGGGCTTCATCCACACCGGCATCCGCGCTGGTCGACCGAAGGTCGTCTGGGATTACTGAAACGGCGAAGCCGGCAGCCCCTTGGCGGTGCGCAAGCACTGGTGCATGACTTCGGCCTGCCACCGCTGCGCGTGCTCCGTGCAGTAGTTAAGCCCGCACACACGCCACACGTCCCCATCTGGTGTGCGCACCAGTTCGGCAGACGGCTCTTCCGCCTCCATAGGCAACCTATGTGGAGCCACGCATCGCCCTAGGTTCCCCATGGCCCTAGCCAAGTGGTTCATCCCGGAGGTCACGGACTCCGCCGCCTTCGAGATCGAAAAGGGCAAGCGCATCATACGCAGCAACATCTCAGCCGAACCTAACAGCGTTGCCGAACTCTGCTGCTCGCTGCTGGAGCAGTTGGCACTCAAAGACAGCATCTTGCGCAAGGCCGTCCACCACGTCGCCGAACTGGAGGCCGTCATTGCCCTATTACCAACTCAGGTAAAAGCTGCTGATCCCGCACCAGCTCCTCCGCAAGTTTTCGCTTCAGGGCAAACAGCGGCTTCTCTACCGTTCCCGCTTCGGTGGATGCTGCGCGTTTACGGCTATTCAATAATGCCTCAGTCGGAGGCGCCACCGCCTGACTGAGGTAGAAGCGCAGCTTGCGCTGAGCCTTGGTGACGATCTGGCGCACCCGCTCTCTGGAGAGCCCGAAGACCTTGGAGATCTGTATCATGGTGTCCGGTGCGGCGCCATCCAGCCCAAAGTGGCGGATCACGGCGTAGCGCTCCCGCTCCGTAAGGCGGGCAATGCACTCCGCCAGCGTCGGGCTGTTGAGCGCGATCTGCTGGCGGATGTCATCGTCGTCCCGCTCCAGCGACACCGGGTCTGCCACTATTGAAATTAAGGCGCTGGAGTAGTCATCCGTCACCACGGCGTCAAGCGACAGCACCGGTGCGCCCCGCCATATCAGCGTCTCAAGCTCCTCGCGTTTGATGTTAAGCGCAACCGCCAGCTCTTCGCGGGTGGGCGCCCGCCCCAACCGAATGGACTCATCTTGCATCGTCCTGCTGAGCTGCTGCGCTTTGTCGGCCACATGATGCGGCAGGCGGATCATGCGGCTGCGTTGATTCAGAAACCGCGTCATGGCTTGCTTGATCCACCAAAAGGCATAAGTGGAAAACTTGTAGCCACGGGTTGGGTCAAACTTCTCTACCGCTCGCATCAGACCGATGCAGCCTTCCTGCACGAGGTCGTCAATAGTCAAGCCCGTGTGCTGGTTCTTAGCGGCATACTTGCGAGCAATGTTGACGACCAGCCGCAGGTTGGCATTAACCATCCGCTCTTTGGCACGCTGGCCGCGCCGCAAGGTAGCTGTTTGAATCTTGCCGTAGGGTCCGCGTGGCTTCTCGGATTTCAAAGCCTGCATGGCCTGCACCCGCTTGCCGAGATAGATCTCTTCATCAGCGGTGAGCAGAGTGATGCGTCCTGCATCATTGAGAAACTGCCCAAAGCTGTCAATGTTCGTGCGGCTCATACAGCGTGCAATGTTTAGAGAAGCTTCCGCCAGCTTCAGGGAAATCAAACGAGCAGCCCTCATTACGCCAGTGCTGACAGGAGTGACAGCCTTTGCGGCTCAGGCCTAATGCGCCGAAGACATCACGATAGTTTCGCCCGCTCTTAATTGCGGAAATGGATTGGTGCGTCATGTCGTATTGCTTGGCCAGCTCACGGACGGTGGCTGGCGAGAGCATGATGCTGGCCGCTTCGGCATTGGTTAGGGTGCGAACGCCACCACGCAAACGCGGCTTCATTAGCCGGCGCTCACGCGGCGGGCTGGCACCGTGTTGACGTGTTGTCCAGCGATTGGCGCAGTTGTTGCAGCGCCAGCGGCGGCGGCGTGTACCGGAGAGCAAGAGGCGGGATTCGATGACCTTGAAATCAATGCCTCGGCATTGCTGGCAGCGCATCATTCTGGGACTTTGTTGGCGTCGTATTCCGCCAGCAGTTCGGCCATGGCTTGGATGTGAGCGGCAAAGGCCACATGGGTTTCGATGGTGCGTGGGTTAGGCGGCAGCATCGGGTAGCTGTCTTTCCACCAATCAAGGAAGGCAGCCTGAATCTGGGTGTCAGTCATGCGGCGACTGTGTTGTGAACTTGGATGAGGGCACTGGTGCGGAAGTGCCCGCAGGTGCCTTGGGTGACGGTGAATGAGGGGATGGGCACTTCAGCAGTGAACCAACGCTGGCTGCAGGCCTTGCAAACCCGTTGCCGGATGACAGGGCTGTTGTTGTCGGAGGGATTACGACGGGACTGCAGGATGCGGAGGGCAGTGCCACGGCACTGAGAGCACTGCATTAGGGAGCGAGTTCTTCGTTGGTGTCTGCGGCACGTTGCTGCAGGCTGTACCAGTTCTGATACAGCCCGGTGTAGAGGCCGTGATCAGGGTGACTTGTTTGCTTCCGACCAGCGGCGACGTACAAAGTCTCGAGAAAATCAACCTTGGCCTGCTCAGTGCGAGGGTGGCAGTTGCTCATCAGAAGGGCGCCGCAGCCGAGACCGAATCAGGCTTCAGCGGGCTGATCTTGCCGCTGTTGCCCCACAGCCCACCCCACAGGGAAAACCCGGTCACCTCGGCGTAGTTGTTTTTGCCTGTGTAAACCCGGACGGTGGTGCCATTGGCTTCGGCGTTCTCAGCCATAGTCATCAGGTAACTGGCTGCCGCGATGGCATCCTCTGGGGTGAAGTCAATGACGAGGTTTTGCTCTGGTGAGCGATCGCCTGTGCGCATGGTGTTGTGCATCAAACGGAAGCGAGCAGTAAAAGCGGTGTCTGCCATGTCAGGGAAGTGGAGGGAGTTGGTAGTGGTTGCGGATGATGTGATGGCCCATCCCGCTGAGGGTTAGGCCATGGGCATCGGCATCAGCGGCCAGCAGCGCATACGCATCAGGCCAGAGGTGGATGCCGACGCGGCAGCTCTTATGGTTGCCGACCAGCCCAGCGCGTAGCTGGTGGGATTCGCTGGATCTGCCGTAGCGCTTGTTAGGCCTAGCCATGCGAGCAAACGTGCCAGAGGGTTGGATGGGCGGGATCCGCCCAAAAGGTGACAGCACTCACCCGAGCGTGTGGCTCGTTGTAGAAGTCCCAGATCTGGCGGATGTTGGCACTGATCGTTTCGATGGTGCAGAACGGAAACCCCTGGTGCGGATTGGCCGTCCACTGAGGTTTGCCGTTCTCAATCCCGCAGAGATACTCGCCAGTGATGCCGTGCTGAATGAAAAAGGCCTCGCGCTTAAGCCGCTTCACTGACGAGGCAATGGAGGTCGGCGTGGATGCGCTGAAGCAGGGCTTTGCGGCGGCAGTGGCTGCCGTAGCGGGTGATGCGTGATTCAAAGGCGGCTTGCGCGAAGGCTTCGTTGTCGTCTTCGCTGAGCTGGCTGAGTGCGATGGTGATGTGATTGAGGGCGACGCTGAGATGGTCATCAGTTGACTCCAGCAACATGGCTTAAATGAAGGGTCAGAAAATCGGCGTGCTCGGTGGTTTTGATGTAGTCCGCAATGCCTTGACCGTCTGGGGTTTTGAACTTCTTGCGGAAGGCAGCGACCAAGGCCGAGCGCTCATCAGCGGTGAGGTTGACGATTGCGCGTTTGATGCGCTCCAGCTCGTCACCAGGGATGGCACTAGGCCCAGCGGCGACAGGTCCCGTTTTGACACCATTGCCGGCCTTAGGCAGCTCTGCTTTTAAGTTCGTGCTAGCGCTGTTGTGGCCTAAGTTAGCGCTAGGAGCTGCGGTGCTAAAAGCATCACCGTCGTCATCCTTAATGCCAGCGGCCAGGCCAAGAATCGCGAGGATGGCGTAACGGCGTTGATAGGTGACGGCACCACCCCAGTCATGAACGGCATTGCCACGGCTGGAGGTAGGCCGCACCAACGGCAGCCGCGAGGACTCCTCCTCGCCGGAAATGTGCTTTAAGCTCGTGACCAGCAGCATGGCGGTGCCGTCATCACCCCAAGGCTGAAAGGTCTGGGAGAGACGGATGCCGTGCTTGGAGAGCGCCGGCAGGATCGCGCCTAGGACTGTGCTGAGGTCAGCGTAGGCACCGTATTGAGCGGTGCTGGATTCATGGATGGTGGCCACGTTTTGGTGGAATGCCACCAAGGCAGCGGTCAAGGGGGAGCCCGCAGGCTCTGGCACTGAAACAGGTGACGGCATGGGCTAGGCCTGACTACCCTCAAACCATACTGCTAGCGCACCCTACAAGTCAAGCTATTTTGAGCTAGTCAGGGTACATTTCTCGAAGCTTGCCGCATAAGTCATCCGCATCGCACCACATCAGCAGCGCCTGTGATGCAGTGTTTGTCCTTGCTGCGTCGGTCAGGTCTTCCAGCTCTTGGGGCGTCCAGATGTGCCACCCACCTAGGACCTCTTTGAATGTTCTTACCTGCTCAGGGCTCAT